CCATCATGTCTATCTCGCTAACAAACCAAAAGGCCTCTTTGGGGAATGGCTTGATAGGCCTGGGAAATGTCCCTTTCATCGTTCTAAGATACAAGCCAGCCCTGGAAAGACCTATTCTCTCCATGACATCTTTGATGCTCATTTTTCTTTTAACCAAAATATTTTCAGCGGACATATGATTTCTCCTGTTTATTCCAGCTAGGTTAAGTATTTGATGTATTTGTTAAGAGTTTCTACGCTATGCGCGGCTTTTCCAATAGATGAATTGCACAAATTACAAAGCAACCCCCTTACTTCCCCAGAGTCGTGACAATGGTCTACGTACAGGGATGCAGACGGTTGATCTGGATACTTTGATTCAAAATAGCCTTTGCATATAGCGCATAATCCGCCTTGCGCATGAAAAAGAATGACCTTCTCTTCTCTGGTTATGCCTATTCTACGAACAAGAGACTTATCCCTGCTACATTGCGAGCATCTCTTGTGGATATACTTCCCATTTTTGGTAAAAGTAATGTCTTTTTCAGTTAACGACCCATGTACATCGCATACCCTTATTATCTCATTTTGCATCTGCACCCCCCTTGAGATAATCAATAGCCGAACGAATAATATCCACAGAGTGCTGAAAGCCACCTATAGCTGTAGAGCAAGAATTGCATAAAAATCCTTTTGGTTCTTTTGTAAATGGACATATTCTTAATCCGAGCCTTGTTACCTTGCCTTTCTGAACTCTTGTTTCAGGACTTCCACATGCTTTACATAATCCATTCTGAGATTCATATTCTGACTGATATTCTTCAAGAGATATGCCAGCCCTTCTGGCTATCTCCATGGGATTTCTAAGATCGCCTAGTTTTTCCCTATGCCTTCTACCCCACTCCCTGTGCTTATCAGGGTTCTCAACCCTGTCTTGTCGAGCTTTCACATTTGCAGAGCAGGGGATATCTGCCAACCCCTCTCTGTAAAGCCTCCTTTTTTCACTTCTAGCGCTTCCAGCGCTCGCTCTATTGCATAATTTGCACTTTAAATAGATCGATCCAGCCGGCCTGTCCTTTCTTCTAACAATGCCAACATTCTCAGCAGTAAGAGGCCCATGCGTTTTACACACTTTAACTATTTCTTCCATTGGAAATACCCTTAAGGCGTTAAAAGTAATAGTATATCAGTTAAAGATCAATTGTGCGCCATCCTATCCCGGCGTATACCCATTACCCAGATTTATCTGGGCGTATGTCAAACCATTGGCCCTATTAGCGTTCAATATAGAGGCCTTCCTGTTGGATAAATCAGGGGGCGATACGTACATTAACTCCCTTTGCATAGCCTGAAATATCTGCTCAGATTGTGGATTAAATAATATCCCATACTCGGAGCACATGTATCTCGCCAAGGCATATCTCAAGTACTCTAGATAGCCCGTGTCGTAGCCTTGGTTTGCACTATTGATGAATGTATAAGGAACAGCTTCACTCACGTTAGTCATGTCTGTAGTGAGCCCTACGTCCACTAAAAAGAGCTTCACCATCATCTTCAATGGATAGTCTTCCTGAGGCTTAAAGTACACAGCCAGATTTCCGCCCCCAAGAGAGCGATTGAAGTTCCAGTTGAATGGAAGAGACGTTACATTGTCCGCCCTTGCTGAGCCGTAATAGTTTCTTCGAGTCGTTGGCTGCATGGGGTAGCGAACAACATCAAGATTGAAAGTCGCCGACTCTACAGAAGCTACGTAAGGAAGAAAGTAGAACTCTTGCCCAGCAACAAGCGGCATCTCTATATACGTATAATACGGGATTAAATCTGTCTCTATTTGCTTAAAGTTCAGCAAAGAGTTCAACATATCTAAGCCTTCAGATATCTGACTGCCCGTAGGGGTTTGAAGGCTGCGAGAGACAATGCCTGAAAGATACCAAGCACGACTAATAAGTTGTTGAGCTGTGTAGGCCATAATGAAGTTCCTTGGAAGCAGTATCTATTGAGTTTATCACAAAATAAATAAGCGGCCTGGAAATAGCAAAGGATGTTTATCCATGGAGCAAAAGAAGATGCCCGGCGGCTGATATGTTGCAAGCAAAAGAAAGAACCGGGCAAGCAAATACTACATAATTACAGAGATAATGTCTACCTATCAGTGCGTGTACATGCTCTTAAATTAGTCACCTTATATATTTACAATTGATGCGTATTGATATAGTGTTATGGGGTAATGTAGTAATTAGTGGAGTGAGCATGAAGAAGATAAATATGAAAGAGATAGATAGCGTTTGCGGAGGAAACCCTGCTTTGTTTTACCCTATAATTGGATGCGGAATGATTACGGCCATGGATTATGTGGCTGCCGATGGAGACGTGGAGTACGGAGATATGGCCATGAGCTGCGGAAAAGGAATGATTCACGGCGGGAACCTGGCGATTGGAATAACCACCCCCATCAGAAATCCGTACGTGCGTTACGCGGCTGGAATGGCTTATTCCAGATATGCTCCTGGCTTGGTGGATAACTTCGTAAGAAACAGTCGTAGTGTAGCAATGAGCAGGCAGAGTAACTCTACGTTCTTAGGGGGATTCAGTGATTAATTTTATAACATCTCTACTTATGGGCTTTAAAGAAAAGTCATTCCAAGAGGCCATTCTTTACACATCGTCCATCTTGTTCTATCTGATTATTTTTTGTCATTACATGGGATATGACTGGATGCCGTTTGCAAAAGACTTTCGAATTATTGCCATGCTGGCCTATGTAAAAGGCGTCGTGGATTACCGCGAGAAAGTTAGTAAAGATTAATGCAAAAAGAAATGCCCCATTAAGGGGCATATTCTTATCTAAAGTCCGACAAGTCTAATGACTATGCAGGGTAAGCTTCTAAAGGAGCGCCTGTGTAGGACACTACAGAGAAACTTAAGCTGTCAGATGCGGAGCTAACTAAGTAGTCAATTCCTGTCTTCGAGCTATCTACGCCGCAAGTTACTTGCACATACTGTGTCTGAGCCACACCAGCAGCAACTGCTGAGATAGTGACTAAGCCAGTTGTAGCTGAAGAGCCTGAAGGTCTGAATTTAGCTATAGAGCCAGCAGAAACAGGGATGAATGTTACAGCTAGAGTGGCGATAACGTTCGGTAGTGTTGCTAGTGGAATGGCTGCGTTCAAATCTACAGTTGCAAAAGTCGTGGAGCTTCCGCCAGCAAGTCCGGAGACAGCAGGGGAAAGATTGTAAGACTTAGCATTCTTCATCATTTGCGGCTTGTTTGTAGAAAACACAAAGTTTGTAGAGGAGTCTGTAGATACAAATCCTAACAGTCTTAGGGAGTCGTAACCTAGTGGCACTACAGGATATGCATTGCTAGCTAGAGTCATGATTCCTGCAACATTGTTATATCCACGAGAATCGCCAATCAAATACACTGCGTACTGAGAGCTTGCTGCCAAAGCGCCTGCGTCTAAACCATTAGCACCAACAGCTGCGGTGTTAACGAGAAGCGGTGGGCGAAAGCCATTTGCTTCAGTAGCTGGATATGTTAGACCTTGTAAGCCTTGAAAGCCTACTGGCATGTCCATGATATCGTTGGAGTCACGAGCCTGGCCTGGAGCAATAGCGATTACTTTTGTAGAGGCTATTGATAGGTCTAGTCCCGAGATGTATAGAAATGGTAACGAATAGATTGGATCGTTCTGAATTTGTGGGGTTGCCATATTTAGTCCTTATTTACTTTGAGTTTCTCAGCGTGAAGTCGCATATGATGAAGCTTACATAACCACATAACCTTCAGGGGTTGAGTATAGTCTTCATGATGCGCATCCACATTATCATTCCCGCAAACTTCGCATGGCTGTTTGATTAGAAATCCTTTTTTTATTGCCCTTGCCACCAATCTTCTGGACTCTTCCTTAAAAAAGAAATCCGCATGATTTGGATCTCTTTTTCTCTCCATTCTTTCTATAGATTCCAGTTCTGCACAGCCACATGTTCTTTGGCCTACAAATGGCTCAGAACACATCCTGCATATACCTGGAACCCTTCTCTCTTTGGCGTTTTTGCATTCATAGCAGTATCCTTGCTTTGGGTTTTCCTTCAGCTTTCCGCAGCTATAGCAGTTAGGGCTTTTACCCTCCTCGTAAGAAGGCAGGCCCTTCGCCATTCTAGCCACTTCTGCAGCCTTATTCTTTTCCCTAGCGCACTTATTGCAGTATCCAGCCTTAGGATTCTCCCTGACTACTCCACAGCTTGTGCAGTTCGGACCCCTTCCCTCACCAAAAGGAAGCAATCCTTTATCAGCTCTTTTCTTAGCTCGATACTGCCTAGCCTCTTCAGCTCGACAAGGTTTGCAAAGACCAGCCTTAGGGTTCTCTTTCAGAGCTCCGCACCAGTAGCAGTTAGGACTTTTACCAATTCTTTTTGGCTCAATCCCCTTAGCAGACATTCTTTTCAGTCTGTTTGCCTTAGTCTGCTCCGAGAAGCAAGACCTGCACCTGGCATGGCGCTCTGGCCAAGAACCATCCCTCTTATCTTTTCCGCATATGATGCAATCATTCACAATAATATTTCAAAAATCTAATCAATCAGCGCTCATTATATCACAGATGTGAATAACGAGCACCATGCGATTATCCTTGTGACAAAGGAATAATCATCCTTAAACTATATTCGGGAACGATCACCGAACCATGGGTTTCATCATAAATTAGGCCTGATTGGTTTTGTCCAAATACAGAACCGTAAGTCATACGCATAGAAACACCAGTCGCTTCATCGTACTCACTAGAAGTAGCATACGGGTCTTGCTCTGGAAGTCTTGGCATAGCTAGATACATTGCGTCTCCACCTAAGATTCCACCAGCGCGGTGAGACACTAGGCCTTTGATTTGCATTCCAGCAGTAACAGCGTTGTTTAAGTTCTGATTTTGTCCGCCAGCAGAGTTTAGAGCTGGGAAGATGTTCAGAACTACGTTTCCTGCGCCATCAGCAGCAGAGTCAGCTGTTACGCGGAACTGCACTGGG